CTCACCAAATTATCTATGGGTCTTACAGAACGCACAAAGTGGGGTAAGGACATCATTTATACCTGAAAATATTACTAATGTATATCCATCGTCTTATGCGAATAAATACGATGTATTCCAATTTAACACATATAAAAATCAACCTGAAGAACTTATAGCTTCAGGTTCTACTGATTGTAATTTACATTTAGTAGATAATAACCAGTATTGGTTAGGTATTTACGAACAGATTTCTAGTACCAATTTGGATAGTATGAAATCACATAACAAGTTATTAGCTAGTTTAGCATTCATTTTTGTTAGTGAAGACAATACTTATTATACAGGAAATACTACTAATACAAACACAATTTACTATGGAGAATAAAGAAGAATTAAAGTTTCAAACATTTTATCAAGAATATCCCATTCAACGATTAGACATTCGTGAAAACACGGAAAGCACTACGAGAAGGGACGATTGGGTAAATTGGGGTCAAGGTGGTATGAATGACTTTCCCCAGTTCGTCTTGGAAATTAGGGAATTATCCCCTACATTAGCCACGGCTATTGACGCTAAATCAAATATGGCGATTGGTGATGGCGTGGAAATTGAAGGTATGGGAAATGTAATGGTTAATCGTTATGAAAGTTTAACTGAATTATATTATAAATTGGTATTGGACGCTTGGTTATTTGGCGGTTGGGCGATTGAATGTATATGGAATAGAGAAAAAACTGCGGTTGAAAGTATCTATCATTTACCATTCCAATACATCAGAGCTGAAAAGAAAGAAGAAGACGAACACTACAGGGATATAGATTGGTTCTACTATTGCGAAGATTGGTCTTCAACTAAAAGAAATAAAAGAATTACAAAGTTCCATACATTAGACCCGAAGGTAAATGACGCCAGACAAATCTATTATTGGACGAATTATCAACCATCTAATAATACAATATATCCTGTATTACCTTGGCAATCGGCTATGGACGCTGTGGCGTTGGAAGCTGAAATATGGGAGTTCCATAAAAAGAACTTGGCTACATCGCTACTGCCAAATCTTCATATTGGACTTGTTGGAAATCCAACCCCTACTGAAAGGGAAGAAATCTATAATCAGTTGGTTCAGTCATATCAGGGTAAGAATGGTTCAAAGTTAATGGTTAGTTTTTCAGATAGTGCTGATGAAAGACCATCTATAGAAACCATCACCAACGACGCCAATTCAGGTATTTACCTTGATGTATTATCTTTGGCACAACAATCCATTTTAACTGCCAATCAGATTAGCTCACCACTATTACTTGGTATTCAAACATTCGGTTCAAATCCGTTTTCACAGAACGCAGATGAATTGAAAGTTGCTACAAACCATATGGTAGAGTTCTGTATCAAACCATTCATTAAGAAGTTGAATATTGGATTGGAAAATGTATTGTCGTTGAAATACAATCAACCGACAACTATAATAAACAAGTTCAAAACATTTGAATTATAATGGTATATTTCATCACAGAAGACAAAGTAAGGGAAAACCTACCTGTAGATTATTCACTATTAAGTGGAAACATTTTACCAGCTATTCAACAATCACAACTGATAAATGTTCGTGATTTAACTGGTGATAAACTTTATGACGCAATAACTGATATGATTACAGATGGTTCAATTACGGGAGCCACCAATTCAAATTATAAGTTGTTATTGGACGATTATTTGACGCAGGTGAGCTTATATTGGACTGGGGTATATCTACTTACCAACAACCTAGCAAAACTTCAAAATAGAGGTATTCAACAAGAAAGTAGTGAGTTTTCCAATTCAGCTGATTTATCTGTATATCGTGAATTGAAAAGGGAAATGCGTGAGTTGGCAGATTACTACACATCAAGAGCGAAGGATTGGTTATACTTCAATCAGAACTTATTTCCACAATTCACTTATTATGAAGGTGATGGCTCACAAGCCGCTTCATCAACCGACAAATATAATAATGGCGGATTGGTGTTGGGACAGAAGCCAATTTGGAGTTGGAATAATCATTCGTTTCGTGGGGGTCGTTGTTGCTAATGGTATTCTTTCCTGAATATAAAAGAGGTGAAAGTATGGTTGGATACACGCAAAGGTGTTCTTCCAATCGTAATCTTATGCGGGTTGTAGAAGAGATTGGAGTTCGTCAAGCACTTTGCCGTGATTTTGTAAGGGAGCAACGAAAGGTATTGAACCAGCCTTTCGCAAAGAACGATAATAAGAAATAACCCTGTTAGGTTTATAAAACCTTTTTTCTACCCATTCTTTATCCACACAACTTTTCACAAGGTATATGACGCTGCCGTAAGTTTTTACGACATCTAATATCATATAGTTTTCACCCCACACAAAAGTTTTACTTGTTATTGTCCTGTCTATCATATTACAAAGATATAATAAATTATCTTACGAACCAACAACCCATACTTCCCAATCGTCAAGTTCTTTACGGGGGGAAATATCTGCGTGTTCTACGACATAATCAGAATATGCGTGGCTCGGACTATCAACTTTATTTCTACGCAAAATCTGTTGAAGATAGATAGTTCGTTCTTCGTTGGTTTCAAACTGCTTTCTGGTTCGGAAAACCATTTCTTGTGGGTAGTCAATATAAATACTTTTCATAATTTTTTTATTTTATACTACAAATATACGGCACACATTTTTAATTATCAAACCTTTAGGAACATTTTTTTTCATATTTAGTTTGACTTTTTGAAATACTTTACTATTTATTATATGTGGGACGGAAGGAACACATAAAACAACAATAATAAATACAACAAACAAAATGGCACAAATCAAATTATTAGGCGTAAGAGTAATCAGACAAATCAAAAGAAGAATATTGGCTGGTGAAAAATCTACAACCATAGCGGCTGACTATGGTGTATCAAGCGGACACATTCGTAAAATCCGTATTGGAATGAATGACCCGAAAAATCCAAACGGAAGATGGGGCTACATTAAACTTGATGATGATGATAAGTAATTACATTATTTTCAACACATATAAGGGCTTCGGGGTTATTGAAAATGCCCTGATGTCCCTTATCAGTAATATCTACCATTCAAATAGAAATAGTAATGAAGTTCGTTTTACTAACAAATACGCATCTGAAAAGATTGGTATATCTACTAGTACAATTACTAGAACTATTGGTAAGTTCGTAGATAAAGGATATATCCGTTGTGAATACGATATAGATAGTAATAGAATTATTTACATTCTAAATGAACCAGAAATAATCCAATTTGAAAATGAAGAATAACTATATTATTACATACACATATAAAGGTTTTAAAGCTGATGAAAATATGTTGATGTCGCTTATCGTTGGATTACACAATTCAAAGAAGACGATATGTTTTAGTAATAAATATGCAGCTAATAAAATTGGTGTATCAGATAGACAGATACGCCGTCTTATTAGTTCATTCAAAGAAAGTGGATACATAAATGATTTTTTTGATGGTAGTAGAAGATATATTCATTTGAAGAACCAACCACCAATTCAACAAGATATAGACGAACTATGTGATATAGATACGGAGGACAACCTGTCCGTTCAGGGAGGACGAGATGTCCTTTCAGACAGGACAGATAGTCCGTTCAGACAGGACGAGTTGTCCGCATATAATATAGATAATAATATAGTAGATAGTAGCTATGGCGCTGCTCCACAACCATATCCAAAATTATTCGTTGAGTTATACGAAAAGTATGAAGAAGATATGGGAAACTTGGAAAGAGCATTCAGGGTGTTTAAAACCTTATCAACGGAAGATATTAGAAATGCTATTGGAAGTATTGAAAATTATTTTTTATATTACCAAAGTAGAAAGGACAATAACAAGAAGGAATTATACTGGTACTTGAAGGATAGAGTATGGGAATGGAATAATGTAAAATACTTCAAGGCTAAACCGAAGGTTAAAACTGAAGAAGAACGAAATAAAGAACGAATAACATTTTTTAAAAACTTAATGAATAATACAAATGAATAAAATGAATTACTTACATCTAGGAGCGTTTGAAGCGGACGCTGATAATTACATCGCAGAATTATTAAAAGAAGTATTACCATACTACAGACGCTACACCAAAGACAATTATGAAGATAGAATGTTTAATGCGTTGATAGATTATATGGACGAAAACCCGTTAAGTTGGTTATGGGATAATATAGACCAATCGGTATATGATGGCGTTGATGCGGTGAATGATATGTTAAAACGACTATCCAAATCGTTAGTAGATGAATTATTTATAGTCAGAAAGAACATATACAATTCAAGGGGCGAAAAGATAGAAGAAAAGGTGAAACCACTTATCAAGGATAAGTTTGAAGAAGTGGTATGGCAGTCAGATAAAAGCTACAGGAATGATTACGGGTTGTTGATAAGATATACCAACGATTATAGAATTGCTCTGAAGACCTTAACCATAAATGGTCTGATTATGTCCGTAAAACACTTTAAATTGTTCTGTAATGACTTATCTATCAGTTTAGATACACTTACCCCACAGCACTTACAAAAGTTGATTACGGACTACGAAATGGATAAATCCAATCCAATATGGAAAAAGTATTGAAGTTTATACACATTCAAGGAAAGCTTATTGACCGAATTGAATATCAAAACTGATAATAAAAATGAAGTATTGGAAAAATATGTGGTGGGGCGTGGCTACATCAGATATAGTAAAAATGATGATATAGACAGCGTATTCCATACAGATAGTAAAAGGAACTTCAAAGATTTAGATGAAACTTTAGATGTTTTTGATTTCTAGTATATTTATTAACAGGGAAGCAGGTTTTCGCAAGTCCAGATATGGTGCTCCCATATGGTATTTTGTTGTCTTATTTACTTTTTATTTTTTTTTATTTTCCTGCTTCCCTTTTTTTTCTAAACTATGATTAGACGACGCAGGGTAGATACTGATGGTAATTGGGAATACGAATGTTCCAAATGTAAATTGTGGCTTCCAAAGGTTAAGTTTAAAGGTTGTGTGGAAAAAGTTGATGCGTATGGCAATTGCTTAATGTGTAGAAGCTGTATATCATCAAGAGCGAAACAGAAGGTAATATCACAAGAACGAAAAGAAGTAGAACAAATACTTATAGCTTTGGGATATGATATAAACGGAATACCAATACACGAACAATTTGAAAAACGAATTAAAGATAAATATGGAGGACTATGATAGTGATGAGCTATTTGAAATGTCTGAAAGTGAAAGGGAAGAACTATTAAAAGTATCAACCGAAATCTACATTCAACAGGTAGAAATGGGTGCTTTACTAGTTGAAGTGGATTTTTTATCTTTTCTAAAAGATAATCTGATACATACAGAAACACAAATAGAAAAATACCAACAAGAAGAAAAATACGAAATATGTTATTTTCTTCAGGAAATTATAAACCGAATAAAATTAAAATACGATGTCTTGTAGCTGTAAAAAAACACCTTTGGAAAGGACGGAAAGAAAAATACAATATTGGGGTTGGGACAAATTGGCACCATCAGATATTAAAGTGATAGACAATTTTATCTTTTCAAAATTGGAACAATCACCATCAACGATGGACGAAAGGATTAACCTGTATTCCATAGCGAAGAAGGCTTAATTATGCCAGATATAAAATTGGAATGTAATTCTTGTGGTGAAATCAAAAACCTTGATGACTTCTACCACAACGAAAAACAATATGCCAAGTCAAGACATTTTAGGTCGGGGTATTGTAAAGTATGTAGCAGGGAAAGAAATGTGAAATACAACGAAAAAAGAAAAGAAGAAACCATAGATGTTGAAAAAGAAGCCAAGACAATATTAAAGAAATTGGGATACGACACAACATCACCAACGCCAGTTCATATACAATTCAAAGAAAGATGGGGGTTATAAACCCCCATTCTTTATTTCTTACCAAAGTATTCAAGGGTAGTAAATCCTAACCCTGAACCACAAAAGATTAACATACCATTCCAAACATATTCTTTCATAGGAATATCAAAGAACACATTTGATATGAACGCCACAGAAATTAAAAGGAATGAAGATAAGGTAATAAACCTTTTAGAGCTTACTTCATCATTCAGACCCGTCAGTAGTTTCTTAATAAATTGTTTCATAACATTTGGTTTATCTATAAGTATTTATT